GTCTGATACTGAAGTTCTGTCTTCGACATCCTCTGTCGGAGGTAGAGGACAGGCTTAACGACGTCGGTCTTATCATCAACTATTGCAACTAAGGAGAATTACATCATGGAGACACAGCTCAGCTTATTTGGAGAACCTATCGGCAGGCTACTGCACGACGTCGACGGCTTCGACTGGAACGTACCTCGACTGCTCGAGGACTACGAGGACCTGAAGGACGAGATGAAAGAGTTCAGCGACTACAATCCTCGCTGGCTGAAGGTACATCGAGCCGGTCCGGCAGGAATGCATCACGCTCTGTCTTGGAAGAATATCGTCGGCGGAGGAAGAGTGGCGGTTGGATACTACAGACAGCTTCGAGGCGAGGAGATCAAAGAGCACACTGACACCGGATGCAAGACTCGAATCAACGTGCTACTTACCGACGGCGGATGCACCTTGCACATCGGAGGAAATGCATTATCGTACTCGGCGGCGCTCATCAACGTCAACCAGTACAGACACTCGGTAGGAGTTGCCGATCGAGACAGGATCATCTTCAGTCTGATATTCTTAGATCACGACTATCACGAGGTAAAGAGAAGATATGGCGAGTATCAAGAGACACTGGTCGCAGCCTGACAGAAAACCGTTCGATAAGAGTCTACTGACTCCTAACAATCCGAGAGCGCATCCGGACCTAAGAGTCAAAGACAGGTCGAACTTACAAGAGATAAGAACGCGAGTGCGCGCTCTCAGAGACGAGCTCGAGATCATGAAAAAGAGAGGTAAGATGTGTATTGAAGAGATAGGATACGACTTTGACAAAGAGCGACTGCTGGACGAGGCTCTCGAGCACGACGGATACGAGGCTTTCGTCGATCCGAAGACGAAGAGAGTAGTCAAAGAGTGGCTCATAAAGAGAAACGTAGAAAACTACGCCAAGACGATAACCAACGACTTCGCAACGATACTCGAGACAAAAGTAAAGCCGAGGTTCTATATACAGACGAAAGGGTTCACCGTACCGTGGCATCAGGACAGAGGAACTCAGAGCGCCATCAACTTCGTGCTGACGACTTCTCGAGATCCTATCGAGTTTCGCCACAGAGTCTACAGATACAGAACTGCGATAATCGACGTCCAGCAAGAGCATCAGGTTACCGCCACTACCGAGGACAGAGTACTGTTTAAATTATCACTACCTGATATGGATTTTGATACTGCGCGTAGAAAGTTTTATAAATACTGTTTAGATAACGACGTTAGTCCATCTGGCAAAGGAATACATGTATGACATTCAAAAAACAACTTAAAGTCGTCAAAGAAGAAGGGGCGCCGTCTATCGCAAGTCTCGCTAAGACAGCGGACATGGAGACGTTTAAGGATAAGCTGAAGGCCGAAGGAAGTCTTATCAAGTGGGAACGTTCTGACTGGGATAAAAATAACACTCTTACTATAGACATCGAGTGCGACAGCGCAGGTACCTTTCAGCGAATCGCCGACTACAGCATGTCACTTGGCGATTGGCATCCACTACACAAAGTCCACGAATAGCTAGCTAGGAGTCTTCAAAAATCTCTTAGTAACGTGACCACCATTAGTCGCCGCCACGTGTTGAATGCTGTTTTGTGTCTTTGAGCTTGAAGTGTAATAAGTTCCTTCTAATAAAGTGTAACCTCTTAGCTGATCTACGAATCCTTGAATAGAACCTGCTCTTCGTCTCTGCTCTATCGAGAAGAAGCACTCGTAGTCTTCGCAATATTTTTGAGTCTGATACGGTATCATAAGATCAACCCCTGGTTTATTTCCAAACTTCTTTCCCTTTGTGGCTAGATATCGAACTCTATACTCTGGAAAGAGATAGAATCTGTCCACGACTCTTACTAAATATCCTGAGTACTCGTACACTCCACCAAAAGCGATTGGAACCCCATCTTCTTCTACCAGATTAAACTCGGCGTAATGCTCCCATCTCTTTCTCATTCTTTTTGGACTATAATTTTCGGCATTACGATGATTGTCTTTTGCTGCTTTCTCAAACAGAGGAACCATCGTTTTAAAGTCTACTGATCTTATTTTCATCATAGCACCATTTTATGTGGAAGCTTTTGAACGTGGCGAGTGTCACCATAACATACTAATCTTTGCCAACACTTAGGATTATCTTTAGGTTCTCCCTTACAAGTATAGTAATGCCCCGGTAACAACGTCCATTTTTTCTGATCGTATATTTCATTAAGTTTCTTTACTATATTTCTTGCAGCGTTGACTCCACCGGTCTCTTCTCTTGATATGACTGGGGTAAGGCCAAAGCTCTGACAGAACGTTATCTGTTTTTCTCCAGAGTAGTACCAATTATGTCTGGTTGGATTCATACCTTTTCCTCTGACTTCTGGAGCAAGATAAGTTCTATACATGATACGAGCGACTTTTTTATTTAGCCAAGAGTCTGGAATCTGAACTCCAGAGAAACCAACTATCCACTTACCATCGTACAGTATCCACCAAGCTGCAGCTCTATCTACCTTTAAGTTGATATAGTTTTCTGATCTTAATCCACTTATAGTCTTAACATAATTCTGTAATGGAGTCAAGTACTCTGGTGACTCCCACGTATTAACTACTTTAAACATCAATATCCACCTTCATTATTAGTTACGTGCTCAAAGAACGGCGCGACTTTAAAATTTTCTGTTACTCTACCACGTCTAGTGCTGTTCTCGAGAACAGTAGTCTTTCCATCTGTATTCCAGTTTACGAGTTTTATCCATATCCCCTTATACACTAGTCTTTGTTTTGGATCTAGTGGAAATAAAAAGCTGTCTTTTTCCTGTCTACTATCCGGATATATCCAGTTGTTTTGCCACCACCTAACGTAGTCTTCTTTAAGATTAAGTTGCTTACAGACTATATTGATGAGACTGTCCATACCCATTTGATGAACTCCTTCCATATATCTACCAAGCTGACCGATCGTCTTAAATCTTACTACTACATTTTTAATATCATGTCTTTTAAACATGTCTATCATTCTTGCTGGAGCTTCTTCATTAACACCATTGACAATAATACAACCAACGTCTCTTAACAAATTATACTTGTTAGCATTAATCATGGCCTGAATTTTCTTTTTAGAGCATCTCATCTCATCTATTTTTTCATACCAATCGTCGTTGTCAACACCATTAAGGCTAAGATACAAATGCTTTAATCCAGCGTCTTTTAATCCTTTTACATAGTTTTCTCGAGCTAGTCTTAAACCATTTGTTAGTAATGTAACTCTATGGCCTGTATCTAAAATACGAGTAATGAGTTCTGGTAAGTCTTGACGCATTGTTGGTTCTGCACCTATAATACGAATAGCAACTCTCTTTGGAAACTTCTTAATGGTTTCTATCATGAGATCTGCATCCATATCAGGTATCTCACGATTAGGTATGTAACAGTTTTTACACATCATATTACATCGATGAGTGACGTCTATCACAACATCTGTAAAGTGGTTATCTTCTGGTTCCAGCTCGTAATAGTTGAGTTGTGTCATTAAATTTTCCTAGTAGTGCTACTCTATCGCCATTCGTAGTATTTTCTATCTCGTGCCGATAACTAGCATTGATAAACCATATCTCACCTTTTAACATCTCTATAGGATGTTTGTTACCTTCTACTTTGTAAAGATGAGAACCCTTTAGCATTGCTATAAATCTATGACCTTTTGGTATGTCAATATGCCATGGTATCTTTTTATCTTTTTCTAAAATAGCGTATCGAAGATCATACATATTTCCAAATATGTCAAACACCTCTGGCAACCAAGTGCCACTAAGGTGTCTTTGACTGTAATGTTCTAGAAAGCCATAGTCTCCAAAATCGACATTATTTTTTTTAGACTTTTCAGTCGTGTCAGAGCTGTTAGAGCAATCTAGTAATCTTTGCTCCATAAACAGCTCTGGCATATACCCAATAAATCTAAATTTAGGTAGCTTTCTATATTGAACTATCTTCTTACGATACTTGAAAGGCAACATATATCAATGTTCCTAGTATACTAAAGTTGATAATCATATTAACGTAGTGCGGATTGGGTGCCATAATATTTCTCCTAAGTTGTTGGTGCGCCGGGTGTTTGATGGCCTTTTGGTATTACGTACAGAGTACTGTAGCCATCTATGTCGTTAGCGCATTCTGCGCAAAAACCATAGCCATTAGTTTGTATTGTGACTACGTGACCTTTTTCACATTTACCGACTTGTCCGGTATATTCAAAAAGATCTAGTGTAACTCCAATTGCCATTAGCTTACGCCCATGTAAGCTGATAGGCCGAAGACTTCCAATAGCATAAAACTAAATAAGAGTAATAATATACTCCATACGATAAGTTTACCACTAAAGTTTGTCGCAGCCATCTTGATTGCGATGAGTTCATTACCCAAAAATCTGAGTGCCAGTTCAAACTCGTTGTGTTCGTTTTTCATGACGATACCATTTTTCTTTTCTTCGGCCATAAGTTGCTCCTATTGCTTTTCGCTTACATACCTGTATAGCTCATTAGCTCGTTGAATAATTTCATCGGGCTTGTACATGTTTGGTACGTACTTATCGTACGCTTGCTTGATGTCTTCGCGCTTTTCCATCGCTTGGTCCATCATTCGATACATAAAATCTTGTTGCAAACAAAATTCTGTATCAGCCATCTCTTTGGCCATTCTTAAAGTTTCGAGTCTGATCTCGTATGGGTTTTTAGACATATTGTCCTCCTGTGTGTTGTGTGTTATAGCCTAACTAAAGTAAGGCTTCCATTCTGGAAAGTAGTTTAAGATGTTATCACCTCTTAACTTATCGCGAGCTTTAATATTAGCAATCATCACATGTTGTTGCATCTCATTATGCTCGGCTTCTTCCAAAAACTGTATAGGTTTTTCTATCTTTTCTAATATATCGTAAGAATTTCTATATAATTTATCTAAGTAGAATTCTTTTAAATCAGGTGGCATGCTCTTGAGCGTATACCAAGCTGGTCTTGTGATAGTGTTAAAAGTAAATACTTTATTTTCTAACTCTTGTGCACCTCTTACAAAATCGTCAACGTACCCTATATTTAATGGTCCTACCGTAAGAGTAAGTCCTAAACTGACGTTTGGTAACGTACTTATCAGTTTTATATTTTTATGAACCTCTGGCCACTTTGACGGGTATCTTATATAGTCGTTTCTATCTCCCCACATTTCTAGAGAGCATTTATAGGTTACTCTTTCAAACTCTTTTAAAAGATCGTAGATATACTGCATGTTTGGATGTCCAAAATTATTTGAAAAAGCAAATATCTTTTTATCTTTGGCCCATCCTTCTTCAACACATCTTTCTAGTATTTGTACGTATTGTTTGATTAGCCAAGTTTCTCCTCCTACTAATTTTATCCTCTTGGATTTTCTAATCATATCCCAAAATTCATCTTCGTCTATATCGTTATCTTGATAGTTAATTAGTGGAAAGCTGAAAGGAATCTCTGATCCTGATCTAGACATCATTTTTTCATTTTGCTGAGCGTACGAAAACTCTCCTAATAACATCCACTCTTCAGATACGGAAGAAGAATCAGCAAAGTTACAAAATAAACACTTTAAGTTACAATAGTTTCCAAATAATTTTAACTCTATAGTATGAACTTTATTTGGAGTTGGATATTCTTCTTCAGGATTGTCTACTACAAATTTTACTAATCTATCTAATTCTTCTTTGTATTCTTTGTCTCGCGCTAAATCTTTGTTATACAGTTTTCTAATGTTCTCAAATCCGTTATACTCCACCTCTATACATCTGAAGCATGTTCTTAAAGTGGCGTCTCTTTCTTTATTTCCATTTGCCATCTCTTTTCGTAAGTTAGCAAATTCAGGCTGATTCCATATACCATTAAGACCTGTTTGAGAAACGTGTTTTTTAACATTCACTGTGGTATTGCAGCAAGGATGCGCAAATCCGTAAGTTGGTACGTATAAATGAATAAAAGGCTGAGAGCAGAAGAAAGATCCTTCTTTTTGAATTATACTATCGAGCATCTTACTATAATCTTGTCGCGAGTTTTTTACAGGAGAATTTTGTACCACTTTCTCTCTAAGATAAGAAGCTTTTACTAAATCTTCGCTTAAAACATTAAGTTTTTTACTTGCTTTTTTACTTTTAATTTTCATTTTAACCAATTAGGTAGTTTAAATTTGGAGAGGATACTTGGAATCGAACCAAGGTAAATGGATTTGCAGTCCATCGCATAGCCACTCTGCCATACCCTCATAGTGGAGAGATTCTGTTTCCACGCTCTCTCCGGGCGCATAGGAATTACGCGGCTTGCGCGAACTCCTGAGGTGCAAAGTTATCGTTTGCGTTTAGTTGAACGTTGCGTTAACCGAGCTTCCGCCGGATAGCTCCACTTTGCTACTCAATACCTGTCGATCCTATTTCGCCCCCATAAAAAAACTCGATAACAGTGTTTTGGTGGAGGCGCCGGGTACCGCCCCCGGGTCCAGTCTATTTTTTACTTAGCTTCATCGCTATATACTATATATTATAACATAAAAATTAATCAATGTAAACGATTATTTTTATAAATAGTAATGAAGAAGAGGAGTTGAATATGATAGAAGTAGGTGCCGCAATAAGTATTGCGACAGGAGCTTTCAATGCTATCAAAGCTGGATTCGCCGCCGGACGCGACATCGAAGGCATGTCAAAAGATCTTGGAAGATGGATGGGCGCTGTTAGCGACATCAAAAAGGCAGAAGAATATACTAAAAAACCTCCACTATTTAAAAAATTATTCGCAGCTGGATCGGTTGAAGAAGAAGCTATGCAAGTCTTTATGGCTAAAAAGAAAGCCGAAGATATGCGGAATCAGTTGCGTCAGCTAATTACACTTACCAGAGGTCCAAGTGCATGGGACGAGCTTCTTAAAACAGAAGCAGATATTCGAAAGAAGAGACAAAAAGCAATATATGATCAACAAGAATACAGAAGAAAAGTTGTAGAGTGGACAGCGATAACTATCGGTATTGCCATTGTAGGTAGCTTTTTATTCTGGTTACTAGTACTAGCTTTGAAAACAAGAGGCGTACTATAATTGAAATTATGGATAGGTACATTTCTCTTTTTTGCTTATACTATATTGGCTCATGCTGGAGGTAAAATCTACGAACCACAAGATCGTAAGTATGGACAAAAGAAACCATATACCAACCAGCAAAAAATAAACAGAGGCCTTGGCGATAAAAAGAAGAAGTACACCACTTGTAGACTTATGAAAAGACTAAAGTCGAGGACTACTGGTAGACAAGCATGTGTTTATCGTGGAGGCAATAAGACTTACACTTTGATGTATGAAGATAACTGTCCAGCTCAGTATAGGTGTGTATACAATCCTTGGAGTAAAGAACCAAATATTGACGACATAGTCGATAGTCTTAATTCAATAAAGAAAGGTAATAAATAATGTCAGGTAGTCCAGAGAGATACTGTAACAAATGTAAATGTAGATGTCATTGTTATTCGCCGGAGTGTCCTAACTGTCCAAATGATGTATGCTATACATGTGAGTGCAAGGAAGAGAATTGATTCACGCTTTTTTATTAGTGTTTTTGCTTGGTGATGTTAAGCAAGGTGGCCAACCTATGTACTTTCGTAATATTAACGATTGTAATTATTTTGCGTCAAGAATAGTACAAAGATACGGTAACTACGCTCACAGTTACTTAGTACCTGAAGAGCATAGAGCTACCGCGTATTGTAAACCAGTTTATATTAACGAAAAAACGCCTACTCTTTATTAGTATCATGTACATAAAGTTGAATAACAGCGTAATGTAAGATCTTTAATAGATCTTTTCTAGCTTCTTCTCTAGTACCTTTTTTACCATATCTTTGAGCGTACTTTAAAATATTACCAATACAGAATCCTGTCCCATGGCCACCGTCGATTATAAACTCTGTGGCTTGAAACTTCTCTTTTGAATAGTGGCTATCATATGTACTGTTAATATGTTCTAACAGCTCTTTGATCGACCTGTCTTCTTGAAACTTATATGGTATTCTCTTCACTACTTTTTCCATGGCCTCTGCCACTTCTTTACTTACAACCTTTTTTTCTTTTTTCATTTTAAAATTTAAAACATCGTCAACAATGCTACTCACGTAAACCACTCCTTATGCTCCTGTTATATGAAACTGCTTTTCTTAAAATACTAAACTCTTCACCAACATCTCTGGCCGAGTTCAAAATAGCAGCGGTGTCCTTTGGAAAACAATGTCCGCCAAATCCTTTTTCTTCTGTAACGTAAGAATGATTATCACCAATTCTTTCGTCATCAGTAACGTATCTTCTTACTGTTTCGAAGTCTGTAAAAGTGGCATTACATAAATCTTTGACTTGATTAAAGTATGCAACTTTAAGAGCTAAAAAGCTATTCCTTAAATACTTTGTCAATATAAGTTCTTCTGCCGCAGCAGTTTTAAAACTTATATCTGGAAAAGCCTGTCTAAATATTTGAGCCCAAAAGTCAAAGTTGTTTTCACTAATGTACATCGTTTTCTGCTGAGCAAAATCCTCAAGAGCCGTATTGGCTCTCAAGAACTCAGGGGAAAATGATATATCTTTTTCTGGTACTTCCTCAGCCAAATGTTTCCAACCTTCTAAGCTGATAGTACTTTTTATTAAAATAGGTTTGTACGCTGACTGTTTTACGACATCGTACACGTTTTGCATGTTACACCAGCCATCTAATCCTTCTGGTGTCGATACGCATATAATCAATGCGTCATATATTTTACTGTTAATGGTGTCGTCGTTAATGGCTGGATCTACCACTCTAATATCGTGATAACTTTTAAGAGCTGCTTCTACAGCCTTTCCAACGTAACCATATCCTGCGATTACAATTTTCAATTTGTTTCCTTATTATCTTCCTCTGAGGAATCTTGTTGCGGTTGCGATTGGGTTTTTAAGACCTTCATAGGTCTTGTCAATGAACTTAATATGCTTTTTGAGATTATTATCTAAACTGTCTACTTTACTTTCTATACTATCTATCTTAAGTTCAAGCTCATTTAATTTGTCCATTATATCGTCATTGGTATACATACTCACTCGTGCTCTCCTCCAACATCATTCTTATCTAGTTCTATTCTCTTGCCATTATGATACATAGCTCGAGCTCGACTTGGAGTACGATATGTCCAATTCATAGTTTTTGCAGAAGAGAATGTAGCAACAGTAACTACAATTGCTCCAATAATAAACAGGTGTGCGATCGCAGTCATTCCAAACACCCACATGCTTCCAAAATACATTGAAAATGCTACGCACCACATCCAAGCCAGTATTTGCATGGCCATGTGTCTTACGTTTAAATCCGGAATGTGGCGTAATGGATTATAATTATGATCCATTACAGAGTTCCAAGAATCATATACAAATTTTCTCATTATTTTTCCCATCTATAAAATATATGTTCGCCAATCTGCATTGTCATAGTTTTAGTGGCTGCCCATTCTGGTTTCACGTATTCTGCATGATAGTGTGTGGCGCCATTCGTAAAATCTTCTAGTTCATTATGATATGTTTTAAAAGCTAGCATCTGAATAAAGCCATATAAATCTATATCTACTTTTGGTATCTTATCGCCTTTGCCATCGCAATACCAACTAAACTGGCATCTGTGTCTTACTGGATACCAAACTTCTGGATCTTTCCAAGATGGTTTAGTAGGACCTTGAGTTACAACTTCGCAATAAGAGTGTGGATACCTATCGTCCTTAACTCGATTTCTAGTAACCATAGCTACTGCCATCATACCCTTTGTTGGCTGATTTCGAGCTTCCCAGTAAATATTATCAGCTAGGCATTTCTGTTCATGTATAGCTATATGAACCGAACCTGCACTAGCTTCGTATGCTGGAGCTGGTGTACCACAAAACGCTAGTCCACCAAGCATCACTAGGGCGGCTGTGCCGCCCTTTACCAAAGTCATGGTCTTAACCATAAGGCCCATGAACGCTACCCCAAAATTCATTCCAGCAATTATCTACGACATCTGATGCGATGCCAATATCAAAATGTGATTTAAGGCCGAGTTGTTCGTTAACCCAAGACTTTACTTCAGAAGTGTTTTCTGATTCTGAAATCTTGTTTTCGAAACCGTCAATACCAAAGATTTTCTCTTCAATATCCATCATGTAATTTTTCACTTTACCCATAATTTACTCCTTCTTTATGCTACGTGATAGTTAAGATTTTCAAGGACCCACTTACTACCTAAGTCCTTTGCGATTGCTATGATTGCGTTGTCTCTTGGAAGAGTGTCCATGTACTGAAGCTTTTTCATAGCGGTGTGAGTCTTTCCACATACGATTAAGTCATTTACGTTAACGTAATCCTGCCAATCAGCCTTGAACATATCAGCCATATCTTCCTTTATGGCCCAATCAGACTTAGCTTCGTTTGCAGTTTCAACGATTAACTTACCTAAATTTTTTAAAACTAACTTTTTCATATCTTCAACTCCTTAATTTTTTATTTTATAAGTATATTATACCATAAAAAAAAGGCTTTGTAAACAAAAAAATCACCTCAAAGTGAAAAAAAATCACCTATCACTACTCATCATAGCCACCCAATTAGGATCTTGTCTTAATTTCCATAACATCCAGTCGTAGTATCGAGCCGGTTCTGGACCTGGGTCTTGTATAGTTATAGTTTTACCATCAACTGTGTATGTCTTTGGCCATTCTGGCGGATCAGGTAGAGTAACGTGCGTACCTAAGCCAGTCATATCTTGCGTATAATTATTCATCATCTTTTTCCAATACGTATTTTATATTACAGTAACCACAAACTGCTTCACCGTTAACCATAGTGTAGTAAACTCTTGGATGACCTAATTCGTCTCCTCCGTCACAATAAAATCTTTCTTTATTTATGTAAACTACTTGTTGGCTCATGGCAATACTCCTTTATGAGTGGAAATATATCTCCAATTACTGCTGCGCACGCTTGAGCTATTTCAATACTTTCTTTTTGCGTGCCATTTGCTGATCTTAATTCTATAAAATGTATCCACGATCTAATAGTTCCATGAACATAAAGACGTGAATTTGTCAAGCCTTCCGGAAGAACTGCTCGAGCTACTTCTTTTGCTATTCCATTTTCAATGGCCCACTCGTAAGATTTTTTAGCTTGGTTCCAAACTTTACTTTGTTCTTTTAACCAACCCATCTGTAGATCTACGTCTTTAGTAGCAATCGAGTTTTGTCTGTTTTTTTGATCTTGAAGTCTCGCTTCTCTTAAAGTAAATTCAAGCTCTTCCACCGGATCAGCGTATCTTTGACTAAACTCTTGGAAAGAAAAACTTCTGTGCCTAAGTATCTGCCTCGCAATGTCTCTAGTAGTTTCTATCTCCAAGTTAACGCTAACCATCTCGAAAGGCGACCAGTGTTTGTGTTTGGCAAGGTAACGTAACAACTTTTCTGACGTTTTACTGTTGTTTTGGTTCGAGGGGTTCGATACACGGGCGCAATACGCGATAAGTTCCTGTAGATCTTCATTCATCTCTCCTATAATTGGTGGCCTTGAATAGCTTATCAGTTTAACCTTCATATTGGCACTCCTTCAAAATCGTCTGAATCATTCATTATTTTCTCCATAACTTTTCTATAACCCATCCAGTTGGATCTATTTCTGCTGGATGAGAAACAAAGCTGTACTTTCCAGGGTATTTATGGTGGTTGTTGTGTAATCCTTCTCCAAAAGTAATATAATTGCAGAGAGTATGATTTGTACTTTTATCTTTTATATCAAAATTTCTATAACCCATCAGCCCATGAGTAAAAGCGCTCTGTATTCCACCAGATAATCTAGCAAATCCTACTGGTATCAAATAACAAGATACAAGATAAGTAGGACCAAGTATTGCTAAAAATATAATATAACTCAATATAATAAACCAATAATAGTTGTGTGTAAACATTACAACTGGATCTTTTAATAAATCTCGTAATTTAACAGTAAAAGACTTTGGAATATTAACTGGATTATATAACATAAAAAATGTTTTAAAATATCCTAATATCTTTGGATTATGAATGTCTTTGTCTGTGTCTGCATTCTCATGATGGTATCTATGCACCGCGCTCCAATGAAGAATACTACCACTCGTACTTAAAGTAGCTAAGATCGCCAATAACTTGTGCTTTATATCATCAGTTTTAAAACTCTTATGACTAAAATATCGATGCTGACCAATTCCTTGTCCACATATAGCAATTAAAAAAGTAAACAGTACAACTAATAGTATGTCTGCTTGTCCCCAACACAAAATTAGAGATGCAACTCCTAGAAATTGTACTGTTCTAAGTAACCATAGTGGATGCCATGCTATCATTTTGTGCTTTCATTTGTTCTAATAAACTTCGATATTCTCTAATTACACATAAGCAGTTAGGAATATCATTTCTATAATTTAACCAATGAGGCTTATGGTTTTGATTCCAAGTATGACCATCAGCTTTCATTAAATTTTCAGATAATGTTTTTTCAAGTTCATTTAACTTTTCTATATTATAAAACATATTAGCTCTTTTCTCCTATCATATGCCATTCTTCTCCGTAAGCTAATATACAATACGTGTTGTAATCTCTATGCCATTCTACTAATGTAAAATGTTTATTAGATAAGTTTACATAAAGACGCATTGGAAGTACTGCTGGGATATCGCTTAATCCATCTTTATTTCGAACCGTGGCAAACATATCAGCACCACCTAATATTATTTTCCCTTGTTCGACCATTAGACTTTCAAATCGCTCTTTTTGTTCGCACATAACTGGTTTGTCATTCCATTGACCGGCTAATGATATACCAATATTTAAAAAGAAACAAATAACTATTATAGTTATGTATTTTAAGTTTGAATTACTCATAATTTAAAATCCTTAAATCTTTTTCCGGTATCAGTCTTATCGAATACCGGAGTATCATCTACTAAATTTTGACTGTCTTCTTCCACATCAAAAAGTCTCATCTTACTTCTATCTACGCCAATGACAAATCTTTTATGTATGGTTGGATCATTATACCTGTTCTTAAGTTGTTTAACCATGATCTCACCTTTTTGCTCGAGCTCTTCAGTACTTATAAGAGCAAACATCAGATCCGCGGTAGCGGGTAATCCAAAAGACTCGGACGTATCTTCAAGCCCAACATCCGAGTTACTAAAACCAGAACGAGTCGTTTGCGTTGCAGAGAAGATCGGTACGTCGTACTCGACCGCAAGGCCACGTAACTCTTCAGCAATTGCTTTAACGTAAGAGTATGTATTGATTGCACCACCAAGTCCTTTCATTCTAGAACTTGAACAGATATTTAAATAGTCAATAAAGATTATATCTGGTTCAAATTGTCTTTTAAGTTTAAGTTCGTTTAACAAAGCTCTAAAGTGGCCAGAATGAGCTGCACCGGTAGGATACTCTTTTATGATTAACTTACCAGTGGTCTTTCTTGCGATATCTGCCACTTTTGTAGTAAACATATCTTTTGATAATTTATCGAGTTGATCGATTGGTACGTTTAGCAGATTAGCATCAATACGTTCAGCTATTCTCTCTTCAGCCATTTCCATGGTAATATATAAAACATCACGGCCGTCTGTCAATGCATTAGCAGCAACATGACACATATACAAAGACTTACCAACACCTGTCCCAGCAAGAGCGATATTGAGAGTTTTATTGGGAACTCCTCCTTTGGTAATTTTATTAAAAAATTCAATATCAAATGGAATACGGTCTTCGTCTCTGTGATAAAACTCATATCGGTCCTCTACGTTTTCTATGTAATCATGACCAACAGTAAGATCAAATCCTACACCAAGAGCTTTAGTCAAAAGATCTGGTAACGCACCTTTAGTTAAAGTATCGTGTTTACCATCAATAATTGATATTGACTCCATAATCGCATTATATATTGCTCTGTCCTGACACCACTTTTCTGTGGTGTCCATAAGCCATTGCTCATCTGATTCGTTTTTAGTAAAAAGCTGTGGAACGATATCCATAGCCATATTATATTGATCGTCAGTTAATTTATCAGACTGATCTAACTCAATCTTAAATGATTCTGCAGATGGAAGCTTATTGTACTTGGCAACAAACTTTCCAACTTCTTTAAACAATATTCTATAAACGCCTTCGAAGTAATCCGGCTTAATGAAGGGCAGAACTTTTCGCATATACTTCTCGTTAGTGAGAAGATTTTTTAATACAGTTTGTTCTAAATTAGTCGCCAACTGGTTTCTCCTTCGTTATCACTTGTCCATCTTTTATACCTTGAGCCATAATCTGTTCGAGCATCTCACCTACAAAGTCTTGTAGTGGCTCGTCACTTACTTTCAGTTCTGAATCAGGACTGTATATTATATCAAAGTTAAAAGACATGTTGCCAGGGATCTCATTGAACCTGACAACTCCATATTTAATTACCGTTTCAGTAAATGGTCCAGTTAATATTCTGACATTCCAAGCTTGTTCATCGCCTTTGTCAGGAATAATTTCATAATGTACGTTTTCTTTCATGACCATTAATGCTGATCCATCTTCTCCATATTGATTCCACCATTATTACCAATAGCAAATCTATCTATGATGTACTGTTTAAAATCAGTTTCTTCTATTACTGGTTTCCAGAACTCTTCCGAAAGGGTATCTTTTTCTCTAACTTTTGGTTCCAGTAATTCTCCAGTACTACGATCGACCCGACAATACCAACCAGCAGAGGGCTTAGCAACGTAATTGCCAGCGATAGCAATATCAAGAATACCACTCCAACGTTGAACACCACCGTCCCAACTAACAGAAATAGGAATTTTAGACTTTTCTCTAACATATCTTGACTTCTCCACATTGATTACAAAGTGATAGCCTTTAATTTCTGTACCCTGCTTGTCTTGTTGTCTACCAAGAATCCAAATATTATCTGCACTATAGTAGATACCAGTACCACCAGATACTACGTCTTTTGGAAATAGGCCAATCTCTTTGTATGTATGATTAACAGCTAAAAGTGGAATATCTTTCATGTTAAGATAAGGTGTAATCATTCTAAATAGACCTTTTAGTGCTTTAGCCCTTGACATATCTGCCACTGACTTTTCATTGATAGCATCTTCAAGTTCTTTCTTTGAGGCTAGGTTACCAATTGAATCGATAACAATGACAACTTTATCGCCTCGGTCCAAACCTTCAAGTTGACTTATAATATCAAACTTAAGTTCTTCCACATTTGTTATTGGACTATGCAGTACTCTATTTGTATCGATATCAAAGTTTTGAAAATAAGATTGAGGAGAACCAAACTCTGAATCATAAAATAAAAGTACTGCATCGTCATATCTTTTAAGATAAGCACTTGCCATAATAAGAGCAAATGAAGTCTTAAAATGTTTTGATGGACCGGCCAAGACTGTAAGCCCTGGCGCTACGCCACCGTCCATGGAGCCTGATAGAGCTACGTTCATCATAGGTACCTCTGTAGCCACCATGTCTTTTTCATTAAAAAATTTAGAATCAGCAAGAATTGACGTGTAGTCAGACTTACTGTTCTTTTTCAATTTGTCCATAATAGACATTAAACATCTCCTAAGATCTTTTTAAGTTTCTTTTTACTTTTACCTAGTACCTTGGCTTTTTTAATACTATCTAAATTATCAGTATTACCACCAACAACTACTAAGCCAATCATACCCATGGCTTTATGAGGAGTACATTGATATAAGTAAACACCTGGGACGTCAAAAGTAATTGCGACTTCTTTATTGTTTTTACTTTTCTTTGGTATTTTCCAGCCATCAGGCGCTGAAATAAAATGTACGTTATGGCCCTTACTTGTAGGTAACCAAGTAATAGTATCGCCAACATCTACTTTAGCTACGTCGACAGAATATACCATCTTCTCGCCGTCAGCTCTTTTATTTAACATCTCAATATCCATGTCGGCAGCGAATACGAGACTTTGACCACTAAAGAAGCCGCCTAAGAAAGCAAGACTCCATATTAGTCCAATATAATATTTAAACATGCGCATCTCCATTTTGTTTACATTATAACATAAATTCATCTAACTGTAAAGGATTATTTTCAACTCTTATAGACATACTCTTATTATCTTGTAAGGCGTAGTCTGTTTCTATAAGTTGGTTATCCAATCTTCCATCACAAAATTTTATAACATTTTCAGCCATGTCTTGTGCAGTAGTAACTGGCACGTTTTGGCATATGTGATTAATATTTTTGACACCACCTTGAAGCATAAAATCTTCTGGTAATTTCATTATTGATAGACATTCTCTGATAGTTAAGAATCTGTCTTCATCAGGATGTGTAAGCATTGTAGGCAAATGACCTACAAAAGCTCCAATATAGTTCCTAGGAAACTCTATGTTTTTTCTCATAAAGTTTAAACCTGCCTCTAATTTTCTGTGGATTCTTTCGCATTTTGCTGCTTCTTTATCATATCCATTCTTGAACATCCATTTAGCAACTACATTATATTTTGTTTTTGACTCGATATAAGTTAATACGTTAATCGACAAAGGCAAAGTTTCTTGGAACTCTGCATGTGATTTCCCTCCCTCAAGTTCATTAAGAACAAATGAGTAAAAAGGATTCTCACTTGGAACACTTGAATTGGTAAGGACATTCATAGGGTCGTCTGACCTGCGTTTCACGGAACGAATCGTATCCTCAATTCTTTCGTGCTTCCTTTTTATATATTCAAGTTTAGGTACTTTATCGCCCTTCCAGAAAAAATAAAAAGATCTATCTCTTACTTGTCCGAGTCCATGCAAGATACTTTTCGTTTTATATATGCTGAAAGTATATCCGTTTTCTTGCCCAATACGTCTGAGGTTTTCTCTAATAGGCTCACCCATTCTTGAAGCAAATCTTGGCGCGTTTTCGCCCCAGAATACTTTAGGTTTGAGTGTGCCCAAAACGTAACGAGCAGTGGTAGGCATCCAATCGTTAACAGCAGCATCAGAATTGGCTGAAGGATTGAGACTAGAAAGACCAGCACAAGGGCAAACGGTATTAACAGCGTCGACGTAAGGAAGAGTAGGTTCCCCACTACCATTAAGAAGATGGTAGGGTACCTCTCCTTTGTAGTATTCCACAAGGTTTTGATCGTTTGGTTGAAAGTCTTCATAACTTAAAATATACTCCGGTTTCTTATTAAATACATTCTGCATGGCGATGGTTTCACCGCCGATTAGTGGCACTATACTTGCGTACTTCATACAAAAAACTCCTCTAATGTGTTTGGCTTTTCTTCACCAGTCCAATGAGGATATGAACCACGTGATAGATGAATAGAATGCGGCATCTCCATGTGTTTAAAATCTAATTGGCCTTCTTTATTTAACAAATAATCAGTCCATCTTATAATTTTAGCTCGAGTAGCAAATTGTTCTATATAATCTCTAAATAATAACCTGCATCTGTTACGCTGTTCCCATGTACCCCAAAAAGGTTTGTTCTTATAGTAACCAGACTTTGGTAATTTTCTAGATTCGTCTTCAATAGGTAACAATTCATAAATGTAAACTTCTTTTATGTCTACAGCCTCAACAGCTTCCACATATCTTTTAGCTAAGTCTTTTACGTTTTCATCTATATCATCACCAATTCTACAAAGATGATGTCGAACATCAATATTGCCAAAGTAAACTTCAAGCTTATCAAAGTCCTCAATTTTACCGACATCTTCTATAAATGTATGTAGACCACTATTTATAGCTCCGTTCAGAGTCTTAAACGGTATTGAATTAACTGTCCATTCTGGACGATACATGCATATAGAATGACTATCACCTATCACTAAATTTCTAGTAACTTTAGGATATTTAATAACTTCTGCAGTATCGTGCATTCTTTTGAGATTATCTAGATCTACGTCTTTCCATGCGTCAAGAATCGCAGTGCCTTTTTCCATAGCCCTATCAATTCTTTCTTTTATCATTTCATGATATGGTGGAAATGGTATTTCTAATGAGTAGACTTTTCCTTTGAATTGCGAAAAGTTTCTAGTATTTTCAACGTATGGAAATCCAGCAACTCCACCAAAAAAGTTTAGTCCTCCGGTCCAGTCACTGCCATGGTATACATACATCTCATCAAACTGATTGTGGTCTTCTATCTTACCAGCCCAATTGATTTCTACGTCAACTCCAGTTTGTTTTAACTGATCTGCATATATTACACCAAGAGCTCCTCTGTGAGATTGTACTCTGGTAGCGATAGGAATAAATGGACAGTTCATTATAGCTTTCATTGCATAAACTCCTCTAAGGTAGACTGATCGGTAAGTGCAGTGGCTCTTGAAACCTGACGTTTTGCGCACATCTTAGCATCTTCTCTAATCTGTAAGTATATACCAAACTGACAAGACAGAACTTCTGTACCATAATATTTAAGAGTCTTTTGATCTTCTCTAAATAACTTCTTTCCATTTGGCATGTCTATATTATAAGCGCCTGGGTGAAACTCAACGTCAGTTGTAAGACCAATCTCATCACTATTTTCTCTTAAAAAGTAAATAGCTTCTGCATAATGTTTGCGTGGTGCTCTTGGCCACATAAGACCTATTGTATAAACTGCCCCTGGCCCTGGTGCCACAAACTTGTCATCATGATAGTATTTCATTTGAGGTAATACACTCGTAGAGGCAGCACCATGAAAGCCATAGTATTCACCAACCCCCGGCAGTTTTCTTAGTATCTTATAAGCTTGACCAATATGATCGGCCTCATAAAGTTCTTCATAAGTACCATTATCTCTAAAAGAAGCAACCCAATCAACTATGTCAACAGGATGGAATACTCTTTCTGGATCGTCATACTTTTTACGACAATAATTTCTTGAAGCCGCTTGTAAAGACGTATGAAGCTCTGTAGTTCCCCATATTGGTTTTTTAAGTCTCTTTGAATTATCAATATTAAGCCTAAGATGATTAAGGTATTCTTTATCGTTATCGGCTAATCTATCAAAATCTACGAAACAATCATTTGGATCATTGGAACCAGTGACTGCCATATGACAGCCACGAGCTCCGTAGAAGTGAGATATAATTCCATTGCCTAAGATATTAAAGGGGGACATATCTTGCTGAGCAATGACAGTACCTATATATCTCATTCTATCATCCAACGTAATTGTTGGGTGAAAGTATTCAACGTCACGGCCTAAGCCATGATCGACTTCGCCGTGACGATTAATATTGACATAATCTTCATCAATAAAACCATAGTTAATACAAGCACGAGTGTTGATCTTTTTCAAGAAGTGATTAAAATCTTTCATAATGTCTTTATCGTAAGACCACCAATCATAATTGTACATATTTACTCCTTTGGAACTAAATCATGGTTTACATGAACAATATGAATATGTGGCATCATTTGTCTTATCTTTTCGATCTGTACAGGATCGTCATCATAATGAATACCAAATCTATATCCAATCTGTTCAAGATGAAATAGAGTCCAGCCTTTGTGGAATCCAGACTGCTCTCTATTATTCCAATCTTTACTCTTATTGTTCATATATAATGGGTTATGTATACCTTTATCACTAAGCATCTTTTTAGTCAATACTTCTGTCTCGACTGATCTGCCTGTAATCACGATATCTCTTGGCCCTGGCCTTAAACCATCTAGGCCTTCACCCATGTATATGACACCATCAATATCATAAGAGTTAATTACACCTTTAGGAATTTCTTCCCAACTTTCAAAAGGCCGTCTACTCATAGTCTGTTTCTCCAGCTTGGAAAGTGTAAGCTAAGTTTTTAGCGCACGGGTTGTTATCTATATGCTGAGCTTCAGTAATATCTGTAAGAGATCTTGCAGCTAACATATCACACTCAAATTTTGCTTCATCTGTCTTAAGCTGAAGTGGTGGTGTCTTTTGTGTCCAAGCAGATGGACCACGAAGATAACCAACAATTCCCATTTCAGAAGCAACCTTACAGAATCTGATAGCCGATACAACCACACCACCAGAGTTAGGAGAGTCTTGAACAGCAAGTCTTGCCGTAAGTTCGTACCTTGCTCCACCAAATCCATAAGCAACAATATCAAAGTTAGCTATCTTTTGATCTGAACCTACGAACTTGCCACCCGGCTTTTGTTGTACGGTTAGAGACGGACCAGCAAATAATGTGCTACCTGCAATCTTTTCGTCTCGAACAGTATTCTGTCCTTTTAACACGTTTTCTTTTGAGACGTGTTTATTGTGCAGTCTTTCTACTTTTGCCATGTTTAAAAAATCAGTATTGGCAGTTCTACCAGTCCTAATATTCTCTTGTCCTTGAGTAGAGCCTGCAGCCATGTTCATTTGAATATGCTGAGTTACCTTAAGACCAGAGTCTAACATAGCACCTTGAAGTACTTCAGACATTCTAGATGCGCCCCAAGCTGATCTCATATCAGATCCTACAATTGTCAAACCAGCATCAATAAACTTCTGTTCCACTCTTTGTGAATCTTTAGTAGAAATTAGAGTTGGAATACAATTTACAAAATGACATCCAGCTTTTATAGATGCATCCATATAAAATTCAGAAGCTCTTTCAGAGCCTACTGGAAGATAGTTAATAACTACATCAACATCATTATCTTCTAGTAAATCTACGATATCTTGAAAAGATATATGAGACTGAGCACCAGTTCTAAAAGATACTTCGGCTGGATAGTCAAGCATATGAGGTGCTACACCGTCCATTTCTGGACCAGAATAAACTTTAGCTCCTCTTCTAACACAGCCTTGAGAATTTGAACCATTTTCTAAGATTTCAGTTACATGGTCCATAGCACAATTAGGAGAAGCTCTTAAAGCTTCTACCAATGTCTTATTTACTTTTCTTCTGTCCACGTCAAAACCTACGACAAATTCAATATCAGCAGCTTTGTAACCACCGATATCATCGTACATTAGACCAACAGTGTCATTTGGATTTTCTTTGTAGTATTGAATCCCTTCGACTAGGGATTTTGCGCAGTTGCCAACACCAACGATGGCGACTTTAATTTTATCAGACATTTATATTCTCCTTTATATCAGTTTATTAGCGTGAGTGTTTTGTCTGGAGTAGAGTAGCTCACGATAATCTCTATTGTAAGTAGTTATAACACTCCTTAACTTTACTTTCTTCGAAGCTCTTGTCATTGAGCTGTCTGTTCAAACCAGACGGGTGCGGCATTTTAAAGTGGTCTACACCAACTTTTTTAAGAGCATCAGAAGCTACGTTACCAAGGGCTATAACCTTATCATACGTAGAAGCTTCTTTTAATCTTTCATAGTCAATGGTATATTTTTGTCCAACGTCGTCACTACAGTTAATAAATGTCCAGTTTTCTAGACCCCAAGATTGAGTCCACTTCCATAGACGTTTTATTGAACCAGAGTTCTCAACATTAGATGGGTTTTGACCAACTATTATAACGTTACAAAGTTCCATATCACACCAGCCTCGTCGAACATTTCAACAGTCATCTCCCACGATTTCTTCCATTTATCTGGTAGTTCTTGCGTAGGCATGATGACTCTATTTACTCCAACTTGTATAATGCCTCTTGCACAATCACTACAAGCTGGGAGCCCGTAAACGTACATATCTGAACCACGTAATGATACGCCATTTTCTGCAGCGTTGTATATCACGTTCATTTCAGCATGTACGATATATTTGTATTTAGTTTCTCTATCGTTGTATCTATCGCTTAGATCGTTTATTCCTTTTGGAAAGCCATTGTACCCTTGTGCAATTACTTTCTTATCTTTTACGGCTATGGCACCAACTTTAGTTGATGGATCTTTAGACCAAGTGGCTACCTCAGCAGCTACTTTTAAAAATCTTTTGTCCCATACGCCGGGTTTTGTATCTACTTTAAAGTTAAATTTATTTGACAAGATCAAAATGCCTTTCATATACGTGCAAGTTTTGTACTTGCCAAATTATATTACCAACATCCATTCCTTCCATGGAACATGCATTGTATTCATCAGTTAATTGTTTTAAAACATGAAGCTGCCAAGCATAGTCATTTTTGTATCCGAACACGACATCGTTTGAGCGCATTTGGACCACGCAGTGTATTTTACCATCACGAATGTAATAAGTAACGGCGTTAGTACATATAAAATCATTCTTACCATCTTCATTATATTCCTCCCATATACTTGGTCTGGTATAGACCATTGTAGCTCTACGACCATCTTTATTAGTAAGTAATTCGTCGAGAACTCTGCCAAACTGATGATGGTATTTATCTGAATAAATTATATGTCCATAATTAGAATTGATTTCACCATAAGTATTTGCAGCATATTTCCACGCTTCAGGTACATTTCTATTGTAAGTATCAGTTATCCAATTAACGTTGGTCGACTGACTTTCATACCAAGCTTTTTCGATCTCAATGTAAGATTCGTTTGGAGTACCAAATATCGCTGGTTCATCGGCCAAGAAGGTAGCACCTAACATTTCAATAGTCTTTTGGCCAGTTCTATCAGTAACAAACTCTTCGTTTTTAAGACTATTAATAAAAGTTTTAGCGATATCACGCGTTGTATTCATAACCATTCTCCTTCAAAAAATCTCGTACATCAATGTTTGGTTTCCAGCCTAATGCATTTAACTTTGCAGTATTAGCGCATGTTCTCTGTCTTTCGCCGACAGTAGAAAGTTTGACTGGTAAGTCAGGTCTTATCTTATCTATTTTAACTGGATTACCTGTACCTATATCTATAGTACCAACAACTTTATTTGTGATGATAGTATCTATAGCTCTACATAAGTCATCAATATGAATAAAGTCTCTTTCATGATTAGTAACGTACTCAAGTTCATTATTTAGTAATTTATCAAAAAACATTTTTGCTCTTGGATTAGGACCATAAACAGTATGAAATCTCATAAAGCATACCTGTTTATGTGGAATATATTCTATTAAGTGTTTACTTGCCGCGTATGGATTTAGATGCGGTTCATACTGAGAACTAGAACTAGCAACTAATACGTAATTATTTTTAAAAAAACTTAGTATCTTTTTAGTACCTTCGACGTTAGTGTCCCAATATTTTTTAGGATTTTCAAGACTTTCTCTTACACCACCAATACCAGCAAGATGAATTACTAAATCAATCTCATGTTTATTACGTATGACATCACTTAAATTATCTTTTGTAATGTCAAAAGATCTGACGTCATTTGCGTCAAGACCCATAAGCTCATTATCATTAAACTCACTGAGATATTTCCATAAACTTTGACCAATGAAGCCAGTATGACCTGTGATTAATATCTTCATGGTTTTTTCCGGTTAAACATATCGTGACCACTAGATTGACCTTCCATCTTGCCACGCATATATGATACTGCAAAAGAGCAATAGTTTATCATATCTTTGTAAGTATCTTCGAGAGACTCAAAGTTTGGATTATTACCAGACTCGAGCAAAGAGGTAGCTCGAATAACTTTGCCTAAGATAATATCATGAATCGTATCGACACCACGACGATAATGCATGGCTTGAGTAATATTGGAGCCACTGCTTTGATAGTCTTCAGACTTGCGAAGTTGCAATTGCATACATTCTTCTAAGACTTTTACTGATTCTTTTCTATGCATATTTTTCATAATTATCACCTCTTTTAGTTCCAATGCCATTTTTCCAAATCCACTTAGTTGGTGGGTGAGGTACAGCACTATTCTCTTTTTCCCAATCAAGAGTTTTTTCATCCATCCAGTGTTTGGAAACGCCTTTAATTCTGAACTGTGGACCGTCAAACTCATATGCTTTTTCGATCGCCTCATCATCATTATAAGCGCTAATGTAAATAGGATCTAAATAAAACCCTGTTTCTCTATTAATAATATCAATTTGATAAAGAGTTTTACCGTTTAACTTAGATAGATTTTCTTGATTTATATTTTCTAAGCTCATTATTTAATCCCCTGTTCTTTAGCCGCAGCTATAATAATAGGAGTCATTATCTTTTCGATGTGGTTTTCCCACTGTTCCCAGCTAACTTTAGTAAATCCACTGAAACTTTTGTAAGTAGGAATATTCCAAGTGTCAATATCTTGACCAAATATATTAATGAATAGTCCTCTTTTGTTACAAAGACCATTGTTAAAGAAGTCATAAGCTGCGTTTTGAGCTCTTCTAAACTTTTCTAAATGCTTATTATCAGACATTGGCTTTGAACATCTACCTTGCATTGGTATAAGACCATGTAACTCATCTGCTAATCTTCTAAAACCTGAATTAACACCCCAGCTACTTGTAAATAATTCTAATTGTACCATAATTTAACTCCTCATTATTAATTTTTATAAGTATATTATATACTAAAAAAATCACTTTGTAAACAAAAAAATCACCTAAAAGTGAATTTTTTTTCTCAAACGAATAATTCACCATTCCACCTGTATGCTTTGTGAAAATGATAGTCTCCACTAGATTTATTACCAATAAACATGTAAACTATATCTGGAAACTTACGCCACTTTTCTAGTTTATAGTCTACACAAGTTTGAAGCATATACGGTACGTTGCCAACATGATTAACTACCTTTACTTCTACTGGAACATTTTCATAAATTAGATCTTTATATGGTCTTAAGTCATCTTTAAAATTATATTTTTTTATTAGCCAACACTCTGCTGCATGACCGAATGCTGTAGTTTTTACGATTTCTTCTAAAGATCTACCACGTCTTGGCCCTGGCTTTGAGTGGATTAATTTGGCTTCTTTTTCAGCTCTATCTAACCAAAAAGCTTTATCTAAATCTTTATAACAGTTAAATGCCTCTATAGACGTATTCAATTGCACGATCTGCCTCCTTTTCCATTGGCCTGTTCTTGTACCAGTTTCCAGTTTCGCTGTCAAGTTCTCTACATAATATAGTAATCTCTTGAGCTGTGATTGGATATTTATGTTCTACAGCTCTACCAGCTATAGCAACCATTATTTGATACATCTTATGATACCAACCAGTGTTAGTAATTAATTTGTACTCTTGTACGAGTTGTTTAGGAAGGAACGGACAGTTCTTATATGAAGACCAATTCACATTCACATTATCTAATTTGGATTTTCTATGTTCAATTATTTCTCTTTGCATATCTTCAGGCAACCTATCAAAAAAACTATTGCCACCTTTTTCTCGATAGGGATACTTACTCATCAAGGTATCAGGATCGATAGGATTACCGTCATGACTAAAAATAAAATTGTAAGCATTATCGTATTCTGCTGGTATATAATACATGCGAGAAAAGTCTTTGGTCTGCTTATCTCCCAGGTCTCCAAGTTCTGTTTGGAGAGCATACCAAAAATGTCTAATCTTTTCAGCTTGTACATTTTTTGTAAGTGGGAAGACAAGGCGAAACTTTGGAGTAGATTGTGTACTACTAGCAGTAGAATAACAAACATACTTCCAATTACTAAACCTATGATTAAGTGCGTCATTCAAGTCTCCTTCAAATTCAAAATCATCGACATCAACTGCACACCAGCCTGCCCATACCGTAACGTTAGCATTCGCGCGAGTAGTATCAGGTTTGTACTGCGCAGGAGACATGAGTGGAGCGTCTTTTTTAGATTTAATTTTTCTTTGAGCTAAACCATACAAAGCCTTTTCAAAGCCATCAAAGTCTTTGAATGTTAGTCTTTGCGTAGTCTTATTGTCAAAGATACTATTGAAAAGAGTCAGTGATATTTCCACAATTATCCTCATGTACTGGACCTTCCCAACCGTCTGGCTTTACCAAATCTGGTAATCCAAGTGGATTAGGTCTACCTTCTTTAATACCAACTTCTTTTGACATGTTGGCTCTATATACTTCATCCCATGCTTTATTGGCATCAACTCCAAATACTTCAAGAGTGCCGATAGCGAAAACGCATAAGTCAATAATACCATCAACCATTTCAGGCGCGTCTTTTTTATCAAAGGCTTGTTTAGTTTCATCAAGTTCCTCTTGCATCATGCCAAGCCTGAACTGCATAAACTTATTAATCTTTGACCAATCGCCTTTTTCAGCTTCTTCTTTCATCCATTTTTCTACGCCATATTTTTTATGCATGTCTTGCATGTCTTTAAACCAATTTGTACTCATGTAAAAAAGTCCTCCAATGTTGCTTGTTCTTCTGTCTGCCAACCAACGGCATCTAGTATTAGTTTAAGTGGTTCAATAAAAGTCTTTTCAAACTGCGTATCATGATCGACGTACTTATGTATGTTTAGTTCTTTTGGTAGCGCTTCATGAAAAGATATTACGTTTTCTTTTATAGGGTTCGGCAGTTTTAAGTAAACAAATTTAATTCTATCACCGCCTGTAATTAGTTCATATTTATTTTGTAACTTTGCGTCTTTGACATACTTATTGAAGAGTAAAGAACCACGCACATGTATAGGACAACTCTTTTTGTATATTGTCTTTCTGTCATACCAATCCGATATATTGCTTACTCTTCTTGGAAAGGCTATTTGCTCAGGTTGAAATGTTCTAAATTCTTCTTTAAAGTCTTGAATAAACTTTTGAGTATCAGATTGAGAACCTGATATAATCATTTTAAACACTTCTTTAAACTTACCACGTACGACTTCAGGAGTAGAAGACTTAATAGCTTCAATACCCATAATCTTAAGTTTAGGTTCTTTGTATTGTACACCTTCGTTGTTATGTACATTTAGAATATATCTTTTCTTTGCTGTCCAAATACCTCTGTCGGATATACCTTCACGAGCCATGGTCATTCTGTTTTTATGAGCATTCATATTATTAAATAATGTAGTATATGCTTTTTGAAGTACTGGTTCAAAGTGTTCATTACAAATCTTATCAAGCCATTTGACTGGATCTTTTGGATTTAACTTTTTGACTAATGGACCAAAGTTTACGTATAAAGAATCTGTATCGATAGCAATAACATAATCATCTTGTGTATCTAGTAACTCGTTCATAGATGCGTTTAATGCTTTTTCAGCCCATTGAATCGCGAGTTGGCCAGATAAAGTAACGCCTTCAGCTAATCTCATATCAAAATAATGAAAATAGCGATTGCCAAGAGCACCATAAAGGCTATTAAGCAAGATTTTAATAGCCATTTGACGATTTTCCAAAGTGTTGATATCCCTTTCCAAATCATAACTATATCCTTCCTGTATTTGCTTTTGAGATGCAATCATCATCTTTTTGACTGATACACGTTCATCATAATATTCTTCAATAATTTGTGGTATGATACCATCAACATCTTTTCTGTATCTTGAACCATTAGCAGCAACTGCAAAGTTACCTTTTACAGCTGAACCAGCAAGATAATATTGTACACCTTCAACTTCTGACTGATCAACAATAGTTTCAGGTGACATGTTATATTGTACAATTAAGTTAGGATATAGAGAATTTAAATCAAAAGATACTACCCAATCATGTCTACCAATTTGTGGATCTTTAACATAACCACCAGCAAAGTCACGTTTTGGTGGTGGAGGATCATTATTGATGTCAACCACTTTATTTTGTTGATTTAGTCTTCGATAGATAATTGATTCCCATATAGCAGTAACACCAAAAGTATCTTGGTAGTTGACACCACCTTTATATGCCATAGTCATGGCCAATGTGATAAGCCCCATTTTGTCTTCAAGGCGATCAACCAAATCAACATCTTTCATATTATAATCAATGTACTTTTGATGATCGTCTTTATAAAGATTTTTAAGAGAACCTGATTCTTCAAACGATAGTTTCTTTTCGCCAAGAACTACATACGCGATATGATTAAGAGCATATGATTCTTGTGGGCCGTAAGAGTAACCAAACTTTTGGAATAGTTCCATATAGTCTAAACATTGAATGCCTGGGATTTCATATACAGTTTCTGACTTACCACGCCTAAGAACATCTCTAGCGTCTGGTTGCATACCCCATGGAGAGAACTTAAATATTTCTCCAACACCTAATACTTTTGATACTCGAACTATTAGGTAAGGAATATCAAAGAACCTAACATTCCAACCAGTAATTACATCTGGAGTATGTTTTGGATTTGACCAAAATTCAAGAAACTTTGATAGTAATTCAGTTTCATCTTTACACTTATAATATCTTACAGGTTGAATTAAAGACCTTGACTCATTGAAGTCACCATAACCCCACACTCGATATAATTTACTCTTAGATGATTTATATGTGATAGACAGAATTTTTTGACTTGCCTCACTTGGTGTAGGAAATCCATTGTCATAATCTGTTTCAATATCAAAAGTACCTACGTCGATATCGTCACGATTGAATTGTATATCTTTTGGAAACTTATCAGTAATGTATTGTTGAATAAATTTTTTGTTGCCATATATGGTTCTACCTGAAACATCAATATTTTGTTTTAGCCACTGGTTCGCCTCCCACATACTTTCAAATGATACAGAACCAACAGACTTACCGTCAATACTGTAAACGCCAGTATCTTTTTGAGATGTTACATAGAACTTTGGTTTGAAGTGGTCTTTGCGCATGACTTTTTCGCCATTGCTATAGCCACGATAAAGAATATTATTTTTAAATCTTAGAACATTTGTATAGAACATCATAATATAAGTATTATACCACAAAAATTAATGAATGTAAAGGAAAAAGTGAAATTAAACTGCAAAACTTTCACCGCAACCACATTGTGCAGTTGCATTAGGATTTATTACTTTGAGATAAGAACCGCCAAACTCCTGTACATAATCTACTGTACAGCCTATGACGAACATCTCGGCTAGTTTATCTAAGACAAGAATGTCCTCTATTAGGACACCCTTGTCTGTTTCGTCTGTCATTTGCCATTCGTACTGAAAACCAGAGCAGCCACCACCAAGAACTCCTAGGTAAGCATATTTCTTACCGCTTTTCTTAGTAGTGGTACTCAAATAGTTCTTAGCACTTTCTGTCAAAGTAATCATTGTGGTACTTTTGCATCGATCCCTTTAACATATTTATTCATGCCAAGCAACTCTCCGGTAGTATATTTTCCACCAAATGGATCAAATGTTCCATTTTTTATGTTACTTTCAAGTTGAGCTGCTAAAGCAGCAACGCTTGGTGACATATTAGTATATGGTGCCATTTTGACCATTCCACTTTTCATGTCGCCCCAAGTGTCTGATTTTTTCCAAGTTCCATCCATTACAGCTTTAACTCTTTCCACATAGTATGGAGACCAGTCGTCAATAATGGCTGTAAGTTGAGCCTTTGGAGCAAAGTTAATCATATCACTAGCTTGTCCAAACGCATATACACCAGCCTTTTCAGCTGCCTGTAAAGCTGCTGGACTGTCAGTATGCTGTGTAATAATATCTGAGCCTTCAGCGATTAGTACCTTAGCCGCATCTGCTTCTTTTACTGGATCATACCAAGTGTTAACCCACACGATATCAAGATCGAATTTTGGATTTACCGACGTAGCACCTAAGTAAAATGCATTGATTCCTCTGATAACTTCAGGAATTGGAAACGATGCAATGTAGCCGGCTTTTCCTTTTTCACTCATGTGACCGGCAATAACACCTTGAATATATCTTCCTTGATAGAACTTAGAAGAGTATACTGACATATTGTCATTAGTCTTATAACCTGTTGCATGCTCAAATTTTACGTTTGGAAACTCTTTAGCTACTTTCAACATTGGTTCCATGTAACCAAAAGAAGTCGCAAAGATAATATCCATACCAGCATTAGCCATATTTCTTATAGCCGATTCTGCGTCTGGACCATACTTTACGCTTTCCATATATGTAGTTTCTACTTTATCGCCAAAAGCTTTTTCAATTGCTTGGCGTCCTTTATCATGCATGTAAGTCCAACCATGGTCTCCGACCGGTCCTACATAGATGAAACCAACTTTCAGTTTGTCTGCGAAAGCTGGAAAACAGAATAAAAGTGACAGTGATAGCACTGCCAGTGCGTGCTTTAACGGTTTCATTTTTACTCCTTATCTTACTCTTGAAACAGAGCCGTTTGGTTTAGCTAAGAATGCTTCAAAGCTAACTCCGGGGTAGTTATTTTGTAATGATAGGAAAGCTTTTAGATTAGATTTAGCGTCATCAAATAATCTTATTCTTTTGAATATTTTTTGATCTAAATATTTTCTAAAAATAACTTTCTTGTTTTCTGCAGCTGGACCTGTACCAAGGTTGCCAGCTCTTTCAACATAGATTTTATCTATGTCGATTCCTTGATTTCTAAAAGTATCTAGAAAAAGATCTTTGTTGTCAAAGTTAGGTCTTGCCGTAACAATTATTACTCTTGAGCCTCTCTTCGTGGCGTTCTTAAGTATAGCCTTAACTTTGTTAATCATTCTTGCAATAGGTGTGGAAGTTTTATTAAAGATTTCAGCATTTGTAAACTGGCCAAAATCAAACTTTTCGCCAGTTTTAAGTTTGTAGTTATTAAATTGCTGATTGTCGAGTTTCTTTATAGTCTTACCGTTCTTTTTAACTTCAACCTTAGCAGAAGTCTTAAACATGGTTTCATCAATGTCAAAGATAGTTAAACCTTTTCCTGATTGTTCTTCTAAAAATTGTTTAAACTTTACCATTGTTTATATTATAACATATTCGACGGAAAAGTAAACAAAAAAATCACCCTCGGTAAATTTTTTGTATATGGTCCTCGAATTGCTCTACCTTTTCTAAACGGTTAGGCCAAAGAATGTACTCTTTCTCTGGGTTAGCTTTTAAGTTTGTAAGTAAAGGTGTTATAGCATTAAAAAGTCTATCTAGTCTATCTTGTGTAGTCTCAGCGGCTTCTTTAGCAGAAGCAACTTCAGTAGTCTTTTTTGTTACAACTTCAAGTTCATCTTCAGTAACTGCGGTAAAACCAAAATCAAAGAAATCGTCGTTAGGCAAGGGCTCTCATCCTCTCAACTAATCTATCTGCTCGATTAGTTACTTGTTTATACCATCTGGAATCAACCATTTCGTCAGCAGCTTTATTCCAGTCTTTAGCATCAACACCAGCCTTCATACCTTTAAACTTAGAAAGTCTAGGTAGGCCCATGTTAAACATCATGTTAGCTACAATTAGCTGGACTTCTTCTGGTAAATCTGTCCAATCATCGTAAAGTTTTTGACATTCGGCTAAAGTAATTTCAATATCTCTTTCAAAGACTTCTATAACTCTTTCTTCAGAAACTGGAGTACCAATTTCCATTCCTTTTTCTGGATCAGCCTCAGTTACTAGGTGGCCAATGCCAAAAGTTGGATAGCCTAGATGGTCTTTATAGATTTCGTATTTACAACCTTCGTCTACAGTCAGCTCTTCTCTTAGCTTATCAATATCCATTATTTTACTCCTTAAATATCTATTTATAATGGAAAAGGCGTAGACTGACGCCTACGCCTATTGGGATTTATTTTGACAAAAAGTCATTTTCTTCTTGAGTGTAAGGCCACATATTAGTATCTCGAGTGATATTCTTCAATGGTTTTATCATTCATCTTTTGCAAAATTTGCTCATACTCTTTTTGCTGATTATAACCTAAGTGAATCATTTGTCTCGCGACTTCTCTATTAGCAGCCATTTGTCTGGCAAACTGATAGTTTTTTAGTGTCCTCTTAAAGAAAGAAGAAATAGATTCGCATACTTTGCATGCGAACGCTGGTATTGCTATTGTAGTCATTAGTTCCTCGTTTAATTAGTCGATATTAATTGTACGAGGCTGCTTCTCTTCTGGTAGAATCACTTCTAGTTTGACAGTTAAGATTCCATCCGTCATGTCTGCACCAGTCACTTCCGTATATTCGGACAGTCTGAATGACTTGGCAAATTTACGTGCACTAATTCCTTTATGCACGTACGCGTCTGCTTCTCTTCGTTTATCTCTATTTCCTTCGATGGTTAGGATATGTTCCTTCACCTTAATCTCGATGTCAGATTTCTTGAAGCCAGCAACAGCCATTTCAATAATGTACTTATTGTCTTCTTCTCTTACAACGTTATGTGGTGGGTAACCATCGTTTGCATGCGTATGAATATCTTGCAATGCATCGAAAATGTGATCAAAACCTAAAAAAGCGTTTCTTGGGAATACAAAGTTTCCAGTCATATTATCCTCCTGTTAAGCAAGGTTTAAAACGGACCCGGCCAATCCGGCATCCTATAATATATATAATTACTTTTTTCCAAATTTAAACGGTTAACGTTAAATTTTTTTTTACTTTGATCCGTTTCCTATATTATACTTCGGACAAAGTTGCCATTTGTTTTTATCTTTGAAAGAAATTATCTTAATCTGCCTGAGTGGAGCTAGAGGTTCTAGCTTCTTATTAGTATCTACTGTTAATAGACCCCAATCACTCATAAGCGTGGCGATTGTATTTCTACGAGCTATATCATTTTCTTCTAAATTAGATTTCTTACCATCTAATAGAAATAATTCTTTAAAATGTACTATGAAATATCTACCTTGTTTATGCAAGATATGACAGGACTGATATAGTTTGTTATCTTTGCGTGATGCTACGCCTATTCGAGTAAGTGTTTCTTTGATCTTTAAAAAATCATCTGGCTCGTTCAATGTTACTTCTAGCATGTTGCTAGAATCCCATTCTATAATGTTATTTTCTTCCACCTTTAGCCACCTTGTTTCTCAATTCATTTAACTGATCAGCTGTGAATAAGTTTAAAACTTGGCGGGCTTTTTCATTATTATACCCATAATAAGCCTTGATTGTTTCCACGTCACTGATAGTTTCAGGTTTAAACCATTTTGAAAACCTTTTACGCTTTCTAATTATATTTATAAGAAAATCGAATTGGAGGCGATTATCAGTATGAGCATATCTGTTCATTTCATTTGCTGCAAGTACAGTGTCTCCAAAGTAAGATAAAGACCGATTGACCATAAAAGGATTGTACGCTTTTTCAGCTACATCATCTATCATAATATCTTTTTTTGTTGAGTTAACTGCATTTACATATTCAAAGGGATTCATTGCGTTTCTCTATCATTATTTGTAGTTCATTCACTAGTGGAACTATAGTAGCGTCCCACCATGTTATAAAAGCTTGATAATTATTATCGAAGTAAGATTCTTCAATAAATTTTTCTATCTCAGTACATTCAAAAGCAAGTGATGGTTGAATCATTCCATAAGCAGAAAGTATTTCACACATTGCGAGTTGATGAACAAACTGATTTAACATATCCATTTCAACCATTTAATATTATTATAATCCTTTTTGCTAAATTTGTAAACCATTTTTTATCATGGCCTTTAGTTGTTTCTGCTGCTGTGCCTATTCTTATACCACTTGTTTCTATAAAATTACGTGGATCGTTAGGTACACCATTTTTGTTAACTGTTATTCCATTTTCTTCTAACTTATCAGCAGCTTCTCTACCGCTAATTTTACTCTTGCTTAAATCAATTAATATGATATGACTATCAGTACCGCCTGTTAATACTGGTAATCCATTTTCTTCAAATGTTTGTGCCATGGCTTTAGCATTATCAATAACGTTTTTTGAATAAACTTTAAAAGAATCCTCAAGAGCTTCTAAATAACACTGCGCTTTAGCTGCTATGATATTCATTAAAGGACCACCTTGAGTACCAGGGAATATTGAACTGTTTATTTTTTTCGAATAATTTGGATTATTCCACAATATCATTCCACCACGTGGACCTCTTAATGTTTTATGAGTAGTACTTGTCACAACATCAGCATAAGGCAAAGGTGAATCATAAACTTTACCAGCAACCAATCCAGAATAATGTGCCATGTCTGCTACTAAGAAAGCTCCTACACCATCTGCAATATCTTTGAACGCTTTCCAATCTATCTGTCTAGGATATGCACTTGCACCTGCTACAATTACGTTTGGTCTACTTACTTTTGCCAAAGCACGAATCTCTTCATAGTTTAACAAACCATCTTCATCTACACCATAAGTTACCGAATTGTAAACTTTACCACTTAGTGTCGGAGGAGCGCCATGAGATAAGTGTCCACCACTCGCCAAATCCATTCCCATAATAACATCGCCCGGTTTCATAAGAGCTTGATATACTGCTGTGTTTGCGTTTACGCCTGAGTGTGGTTGTACATTTG